GCTATAACTGAATTGAGTTTTTCGCCGCCGGTGTCTGCTTGGACCACGACTACCACTTTCGCCCTATACGGAATTAAGGAATTTTAGACTATGCCTCAAGGTGGTCACAACAAGATTGCAGACTTCTGCACATTAGAAGATTGCGACAAGCCGTATATGGCTAAAGGATACTGCACAATGCACTATCGCAGATTTCGGTTGTATGGCAATCCGCAAATTAAACTAAGAACCGGAGTCCAGACTAATCAGGACGGATACACTTACATTAGAGTGGTTCCCGGAAATGGCAAACTAGGCAAGTACAAACTAGAACACCGAATCGTAATGGAACAACACCTGGGTAGAGAACTTCTTACCACAGAGTATGTTCACCACAAGAACGGTAATCGTAAAGATAACCGTATAGAAAATTTAGAACTATGGTCAAAGGCACAACCGCCAGGACAAAGAATTGAGGATAAAGTGACTTATGCCATTGAAATCCTAGAGCAGTACGCTCCACATCTTTTAGGTAAGGTGAGTGCATAATGCCAGCAGGAGCAACTTACGAGCCAATAGCGACTAGCACACTAGGCAGCGTTGGCACTATTACATTTTCTTCTATTAGTGGCTCTTATACTGATTTAAGGATAGTGCTAGTCGGTACAGCTTCCGGTAATACGTTCGCTTTACGATTTAATGGCGATTCAGGAACTAATTATTCTTACACACAAATGAACGGCAACGGCTCGGCAGCTGCAAGTTCAAGAGTTTCTAATAACAGTTTAATTTATGGGTGGACTTCTGGCACTACTAATCCTGCTATGTGCAGTTTTGATATTTTTTCTTATGCAGGTGCGACTAATAAAACCGTTTTAGTCGTTGGATCGCGCGATAACGTGGCTTCAGGTAGCGTGGCAAGAGTAGTAAATCTATGGCGAAATACTGCCGCTATCACTTCCATTGAAGTAAGTGCTAACGGTGGCAATATGGATAGCGGTACTACTGCCACCCTCTACGGAATAAAGGCGGCCTAAATGCCTACACCTACTTATTTCGCTATTGCTAAAACAGTTTTGACGGGAACTTCTAGTTTAATAACATTTTCCAGCATACCCTCGACATATACTGATTTAATTCTCGTGGCAAGTATGCGCTATAACGACGGTGGAGGCGATAGAAGTGCTTTCACGTTATTGCTCAATTCTCAAACTACCAGCTCAACTGATTCGAGTATGACTCGTTTATATGGTTATTCTAGTGCCGCTGCAAGTGGCAGAAGTAGTAGTACCTATTTTAGTAATCAATATGATGTAGTAGGCAGCGGTGCCACGGCTAATACATTTTCCAGCGTAGAAATCTATATTCCTAATTATGCAGGAAGCGCTAACAAAGTTCTGAGCGTTAGCGGCGTATCGGAAAATAATAGTTCCACGGACGCTCTTACCGGAGCAGTAGCTGATTTATGGCAAAACACTTCAGCTATAACAACTATCAAATTGCAACCAAGTTCGGGAATTACTAACTTTGCTTCCGGTTCTAGTTTTTACCTATACGGCATTAAGAACTCATAAGGAGAAAATATGGCTAAACCAACCAAGTTAATCGTGGACTGCTCGACAGGGGAGCAGACAGTAGTGGAACTTACTGACGAGGAAATTGCGCAGATGGAAGCGGATCGCGTAGCAGCGGAAGCGCAGCGAGCAGAGCAAGAAGCAGCGGAAGCGGCTAAGGCTGCTGCTAAGGCATCGGCCTTAGCTAAACTTGCTGAACTTGGACTCACACTTGATGAAGCCAAAGCTGTCATCGGTTAATTGTAGAATAGGTCTATGATCAGGCTATGAAAGTAGCCGTATATTCGATTGCGAAGAATGAAGAAAAACACGTCAAGCGATGGGCCGAATCAGCAGCTGATGCTGATGTACTCCTTATTGCAGATACAGGATCGACCGATAAGACGGTCGAGATTGCTGAATCCCTGGGCATTACTGTTCACAGGATTAGCGTTGATCCATTCCGTTTTGACGACGCGAGGAACGCGTCGCTAGCCCTCCTACCGGCAGACATTGATTTCTGTATAGCACTTGATCTGGATGAAGTCCTAGAGCCAGGATGGCGATGGGAACTAGAGAAGTGCTACAAGGCAGGGATCAATAGACCGCACTATCGGTTCATCACTAAGTTCAACCCTGATGGATCTGTCTCCCAGGAGTTTGATGGATTTAGAATCCACTCCCGCAAGAACGTTCGATGGAAGTTTCCTATCCACGAAGTTCCTATGAACTATGGTGAGCCTGAAAAACGCGGCAAGACCAGGTTGACTATAAAGCATCTACCTGATGATACCAAGTCACGCGGCCAATACCTACCAATGCTAGAGATGGCAGTGCAGGATGATCCAGAGAACCCAAGGCATCTTTACTATCTAGGAAGAGAATACTTTTTTCACAAGCGTTATGACGAAGCAAAAGACTTCCTCCTACTCTATATAGACAAATCAAAATTTCCTGCTGAGAAAAGTTCAGCATACCGGATGCTCGCTAAGTGCGAGCCAGAGAATGAAGAAGCACATTTCCTCTGTGCGATTGCTGCAAAGGAAGGTCGAGAATCTTTCCTAGCGCTAGCTGAATACTACCGTCAGCAAGAACGATGGGAAGAATCCCTAGCACTTGGACTAAAGTGTTTAGAGTTCACCGAAAAAGATACAAGTTTTATGTCAGAGGAATGGGCGTGGACGCACACTCCTTATGATCTTGTAGCAGTAGTGGCTTGGAAACTTGGAGCCTACGAACTGGCAGTGGAGTATGGCAAGAAGGCAATAGAGATAACACCCAACGACGAGAGGCTTCAGAATAACCTGAAGTTCTACCAGGAGAAAATAGATGGCAACACTTAGCGATATGATTGATGAGGTTCGCTCATCACTAGCAGGATACACCCTGCGCCAAGATCGAATTACTTACTTGAACGCTGCTATCAATACTACAGACCTAGCAATCCAGGTCGGATCCTCTGCCAACCTTGCTAAAGGTATAGTTGAGATTGATGATGAATTAATCTGGGTGGATAACTTCAACAAATCTACCAACACTCTCAATGCTGCTCCTGGCTTTGGACGCGGATTCCAGAACTCCTCTGCATCTCCTCACGCACAGTATGCTCAAATTACTCTTAGCCCGACATTCCCACGAATGACTATCAAGCAGGCCATCAACGATACGATCAATAGCGTATGGCCTAAGTTGTGGGGAGTAGCCTCTACCACCTTTACCTTCAATGCTGCACAGGTAACTTATCCGCTACCTGATGATGCAGAGAATATTCTCTACGCATCGTGGCAGACCACAGGATCTTCTCAGGAATGGCTACCGATTAACAAGTGGCGTATGGATTCAATGGCAAATATTGCCACCTTCAACACCCAAACGACAATTAACATTTACGAAAACGTTCAGCCTGGTAGAACTATTCAGGTCTGGTATACCACTCAACCCAATACTTTAGATTCCAGCACTGATGATTTTTCTCTTGTCTCAGGATTGCCTCAATCAACACGGGATGTCATCGTCTATGGCGCTGCTTATCGCTTGATGAGCTTTGTTGATGCAGGGCGTATCAGTCTTGATAGCGCTGAATCCGATGTAGCGAACAGCAAGATCCCATCAACAGCCGCTACCTCATCCTCTCGCTACTTGCTTGCTCTATACCAACAAAGACTCGATGAGGAATCGCTCAAGCTCTCCGACATCTACCCAATCCGAATCCACTACACCCGCTAAGGATCAACAATGACAGTAAGAAAGTATTCTACCGTAAGCCTTGAGACAACCCTGGCTTCCTCTATTAACTCATCTGTCACTAGTGCAACTGTCGCTACAGGAACTGGCACCACACTACTTGGTGGAATTACTTTGACAGCAGGTGACATATTCCTTTGCGCTATTGATCCAGATACCAGCAGCGAAGAGATCGTCTATGTCACTGCTCGTAGCGGTGACATCCTTACTATCACTCGCGGTCAAGCAGGAACTAGCGCTATCGCGCACTCGACTGGTGCCACGATCCAGCACGTCTTTACTGGTGAGGATGCTCAACACTTTGAGGATCAAACTAACCTAGCGGTATACCCGACAGGAGCGCAAACGCTCGTCAGCAAGACACTGACTGCGCCGATCATCAATAATCCACGAATCAAGTCACCAGAGGAAGCAACTCTTGTCACTGCTGTTGCAGCGACAGGCACAGTAAACTTTGATGCCAACACCCAATCAGATATCTATTACACCACTAACGCTTCTGGCAACTGGACTCTTAACGTTCGCGGAGATGGATCAACCACCCTTGCTTCAATGCTTGATGTTGGAGATTCCATTACAGTTGCTTTCAAAGTGACCAATGGAGCCACTGCCTACTACCAAACTGGATTCAATATTGATGGAACGGCAACGGGAGTTACCGTTAAGTGGCAGGGTGGACTGACTCCTTCTGCTGGAAACATCAATGCAGTGGATGTCTACACATTCAATATCGTTAAAACTGCTGCTACACCAACTTACACAGTATTCGCAAGCCAAACTAAATTCGTATAAAGGACGGCTATGCCTCTTCTCTCATCACAATCTGGTATATCAGCTAAGGCGCTTGGCCTTACCTCCTCACAATTTGCTGCATTTGGTGACGGATACTGGGGACAGGTATTAACAAATGCCACCGTTAATACAATCGCCACTTCGAGAAATCCATCTGTTGATTCTTCTGGAAACGTTTATGTTGGCGGTTGGTATAACCCAGCAAGCAGTCCTACTGTCTCAGATATATATGCTCTCAAGGTAAATTCATCGGGAGTATTACAGTGGTCGAATAGATTCACCACACCTCAACCTGATACTGGATACGTCTCCACGATAAATTCATCCAACGATTTATTTATTGCTGGACCATCTGGATCCAGCACTGCTGGAACACTGATCAAGTATAACTCAGCAGGAACCTTCCAATGGGCTAAAAATTTTATTGGATCCTGGACTAACGTATTCCCTAATGCAATCAAGACAGACTCATCTGGAAACATTTATGTAGCTGGATTTAGTTATACTGGTGCAACCAATGTTTATGATGCCTTTACTATTAAGTTTGATTCCACTGGTGCCATAGTATGGCAGAGGTTCTTAGGTGGAGTTCAGTTTGAAGGATTTGATGGAATAGCAATAGATGGCTCTGGTAACGTCTACGTCTCCGGCCTACGGGCGCAATCACCCAATACAGGAATGGTAGCAAAATACAATTCCTCTGGTGTCTTACAATGGCAGAAAGAACTTTCATATCCATCAGTCAGTATGCAGATTGGGGATATGGCCATTGATTCATCTGGCAATATCTATATTCCAGGATATCTGCTTGGTAGAGGAATACTCTTTAAGTTTGATTCTTCAGGAAATCTCACCTGGCAAAAGACCCTCGTATCCACAGCAGCTCAATACCTTGGGATAGCAATCGATCCCTCAGATTATATTTATGTAGTTGGAGGAATTGATTTAACAACTAGGGTAATACTCAAGTATGACAGTTCTGGAAATAATATATTCCGCAGAACTTTAACTGGGGGAAGTCCTATAGGTATATGTGTTGATTCTTCAAGTATGTATATCGCCTGCAAATCTAGCGCTACTGATACATTTGAACTATTCAAACTGCCTTCAAATGGCAGCAAGACTGGTGCATATAAAATAGGATCTTTTGATATAACATACACATCATTCTCTGATACCGATAACAATGGCGTTGCAGTTCTATCTACAACAACATTTACAGATTCTGCCGGAAACTTTACCGTCAGCGCATCACCTGGAACTTCAGTATCAGATTCGTTTACTCAAATTATTCAATACTGATGAGTCTTATTACTGGTAATTGCACTTCTGAAGATCTTCCTACCTGGGAAGACTGGATAGACCCGACAGACCCCGACAAGGAGAATAATGCCATACGGCTCCGACATCACCGAGGGTGGAGAATATAGAGAGATAGCGTTTGCGCTATCTAATCCAAGCTCTGCTTCATCTCTATACACATTGAATGACTACGCCTATGACGTAGCCATCAACGGTTTGCCATTCTTCCTTATGAACAGTGATCAAAATCCTTATCGTCGTGTAACCGCTAAATACCGCAAGGATCAGTTTGATCAGACCCGTGAGGCAGGTGAGCAGTCGCTCACCGGTTGGTGGTTCCGATCCCAGTCATCCTTCCACCTTGGTCAAGGCATCAAGTACTTCGAGCCTGCTCAAGATGAGTCTTTGCGTTTTCAATACACAGAGTCCAAGGGATGTAATGTATGGACCAAGGGACAGGTAACTCTTCTTAACACCACCCTGCGGGCTTCTAGTTCTGTTAATACCAATCTAAAACTACTTGGCGCATATCAAGCAAGCACCAGCACTAATGCCGCTATTTTCATTGACGGGCCAGATCTTAAAAAGTTGACGATGAGTAATGATACTCCAACCGTCACCACCTATACGCTCGTTACCTCGCCACATACTTTAGATTTCAAGTCGCTTACTAGCGATGGAACCCGCTACTTCGCAGCGGATAATGCTCGTATCCACCGTGGCAATATCTTTGGCACTACCTCTGATGGACATCTCTACGACCTTAGTGGTCCGGTTACTACAGTAGTTCTTCGCTATGCAAAGCAACGATTACTGGCAGGAGTAGATCGTAATCTCTATGAATTAAATTCCAACAACGCAACTACTCCAGGCGGTAGTTCATTACCAAGCTCTCTTTACACTCATCCTAATCCTTCGTGGATCTGGACGACTATTGCTGAGGGACCTTCCGCTTTCTATGTTGGAGGTTATGCTGACGCTTCATCTTCTATCTATAAAATTACTTTAGATGTGGCGACTCCTAACGCTTTAGGATTCCCAGAACTCAACACTCCTACGGTAGTAGTTGATCTACCAGAGGGTGAAATTGTCCAAGGCTTTGATGTCTACCTTGGTACCTATGCGGTGATCTGCACTAATTACGGAGTTCGTATAGCTGTTGTTGGAACAGATGGTGATCTCTCTTATGGACCTCTACTATTCTCTGGTGATTGCAAAGGCGTAACCTTTGATGACAAGTTTGCCTACGTCACTACTCTCGTTGATGGCGAATCAGGTCTTGTCCGTATTGATCTCTCTACCTCTGTCACTAGTGGAAGCCTTGTCTTCCCTTATGCCTGGGATGTATATGCGGCAGGGGAAACAGCAGTTCCTTTGACCACAGATTTCCTTGGTGTCTCCGATCGAGTTCTATTTACTGTACCAGGAGATGGAGTATGGATCACTTCCAATAACACCAAACTTTCCACTGGATATCTCCAGACTGGTTATATCCGTTACAACACACTCGAAGATAAGATCTTCAAGTTCATCACTCCACGAGTGGATACCACAGATGGTGCCTTTGAAGTGCAGTCTATTGGTGAGACTGGTACCGAATACGCTATTGGTGGCTACGCGCAAGGCGCAGCAGTGACAGAACTAGGTGTTCCCTACCCTACCGGTACCCATCAGTACCTTGGCTTTAAGTTTACTCTGAACCGATCCTCAACAGATTCCTCTAAGGGACCACTCTTTACCGGATACCAACTCAAGAGCTTGCCCGCAGTACTTCGTCAACGACTGATCCAATACCCACTAGCCTGCTATGACCACGAGAGCGATTCACTGAGCAACGAGGTCGGCTATGACGGTCGAGCCTTCGATCGTCTGGAGCAACTAGAGGGCGTAGAAAATATCGGAGACACGGTACGCGTACAAGATTTCAGAACCGGTGAATCTTTTATCGGTCTGATAGAAGAGATGGATTTCCGAAACGTTACTCCTACCGACAAACGCTTTAGCGGGTTTGGTGGAGTCCTCACTGTTGTCATAAGGACGGTATAAATGTCTCCTGCTGATTGGGCTGCTCTTACTGTATCTGTCATCACTATTGTCTCTGGATTTGCGATGGCGATCAAATGGTTGGTCAAGCATTACCTATCCGAACTTCGTCCGAATGGCGGAAGTTCGATGCGTGACTCTATTGACAGGCTCGAACGACAAGTGGAAAAAATTATGGACATACTCCTGGAGCGTAAATGATTCCATTAGCAAGAGTTGCACAACCAGCTGCTATTGCCGTATTACGGCAGGCTACCGCTATTAGCCCTAAGCGCAAGAAGGCATCGGATGGACTGCTTCCATCAAAGGCCCACGTCAAACAGAATCCCAATTCTGATCACAACTCAGGCTTCGCCTGCGATCTCACTCACGATCCCGCCAATGGGATTGACTGTAAAGAAATATTCGAGAAACTGAAAGAGGACCCTCGTGTCAAATACCTCATCTTCCAAGGCCGCATCTGGTCGCAAGAAAAAGGCGAGCGCCACCACAACGGTTACGCGCACCCGCACCACCTCCACATCAGCATCAAAGAAACAAAAGGCAGTGACAAAAGCCCCTGGTTCCCTTGGCTTGGTAAACCCAAAGTCAAAGAAGTCATCAAAGCCAAGGTTAGTAAAAAGCCAAAGAAAGAAGTTCACAATGACTAAGGAGAAAGCTATTCAAGTACTCCACTCATACCTACGCGCAGGTATCGCAGCGGCACTTGCTATGTACTTAGCGGGTGAGACAGATCCCAAGACTTTGTGTTGGGCATTTGTCGGAGCTGTAGCCGGCCCAGCGATGAAGGCACTCGACAAGAGCGCCAAGGAATTTGGACGAGGCGCAAAGAAGTAAAGTTCCCTGCGAGGAAAAACGGGCGGTTCCCTAACGGGGCCGCCCTCTTTTTTTATTTCTCCGAAAACTGGGGGTTTGGCAGGTCCTCTGGCTGGAGGGTGGCATCTACCCTAGCAGGCTCTGAAATCGCCTCAGAACCCCGCTTTTCGGGTCTTGCAGGGGCAACGGAAAGCCCTTCCTCAGAGAGCCAGTTAATCAGTTGGGCAGCCATCAGATTCGGTGGATCAGGCAGGGAGTAGCCGTAGTATTTCCATAGGACTTTGGCAAAGATATGTAATGGTTCAGGCTCCACTGGTCCCTCCCCTACGGAACGGCTAGGCGCGTCAGCGCCGTTCCTACCCCACCCAGGGCTATGCCCTGGTCACTCGCTTACGCTCGTAGTATACATATCTCCGCTATAGACACGCCGAAGGCGTGTATGAGTTCTTGCTTTTGTCAGTGGGTGAGAGTACCTTTGGAATTAAGGAGGATCAATGGACATAGTACAAGAGCTAATACTCGCGCTCCGCAACAAAGATGCGTCGCGCAGTAGAAGCAACCAGACACAGATTGGACCGTCAGAGCTTGGCGGTTGCTCTCGTAAGGTCTGGTTCCGCATTAACTCTCATCCCGCTACTAACGAGAACAGTCTCAAGTTAGCAGCGATTATGGGAACTGCTATTCACACCGAGATTGAAGCCGCGCTTACGCGCACCGATCCCGACAAGAAAAGATTCTGGTTAGAAACAGAAGTCGAGTACGGCGATATGAAAGCTCACATCGACTGCTATCTTCCAGAAGAAAAAATGATCGTAGACTGGAAGACTATCAAGACCAAGACTGCTGGTTACTTCCCATCCACCCAACAGCGCTGGCAGGTTCAAGTCTACGCCTACCTGATGATCCACGGCGGGGGAAATCCTGTGGATAAAGTTGCACTTGTTGCGATTTGCAGAGATGGGGATGAACGTGATGTAATCCTCCACGAAGAACCGTACGATGAATCCATCGCACTAGAAGCCTTCGCGTGGTTAAAACAGATCAGAGAATCTGAAACCGCACCTGCTGCAGAAAAAGATGCGATGAGTTACTGTCGGTTCTATTGTCAGTACTACGACGAGTCCGGTGAGATTGGATGCACTGGTCTAAAAAAAGTAGACGCACCTATGGTGCGGATCGCTGAACGTCACGCTGACGTAGTTGCAAAAGAATACTGGGATCTTGATCAAACGATTAAGATGTTTACCAAACGTAAAGATGGTTTGAAGGAAGAACTCGAAGGGTATACCGGAGAGACTCATAGCGGATATCAAATTATCTGGACATCAGTAGCTGGTAGAAAAACGGTAGATAGCGCAGAGGTTGAAAAGACGCTAGGTTATGTACCGTACAAGGTAGGGAAAGAATCTCTACGGTTGGAAATAAAACACAACAATAATGAAGGAGAAGAAGCAAGTGGCCTCGAATAACCCAAACACAAAACTCCAAGTCAACTTCAAGTTGAGCAACGGAGATCTCATCAACATCTACGCAGATACACAGGAAGAGTTGGAGAGCGGTCTTACCTCTATCCAAGATCTCTCGACGTTAATCTCAAGTGTTTCTCAATCACTTAATGGCGTAGCTCGCGTCATTGATATTGCAAAGGTTGCACCTAGCGCTCCGGCACCAGCTGCTGCCCCTGCTGCTAGCGCTGGTGGCGCTATTGAAAATGTTACCGATCGTTACGGTAATCAATGGACTTATGGATTACCTGATGCCCCAGACCTGCCAGATGGACGTGGCAAGTACGCCAAGAAGCGTGGCACATCCAAGCAAGGAAAGGCATACGTTGGTTGGTTTGATCCAGCCAAGGGTCCAAAACCATTTACACCTGGAGCTGTTGAAGCGGAAACAATTTGGGCAAAAAACTAAACGACCAATGCTACGACCTTGGGAGTTCATTGATCCTCCGTGTCAGGAGTTAGGCCCCGATGCCTTCTTCCCTGACACTTACGAGAATATGGGTTATTCCCCACTAGCCTTACGCACACTGCGAAGTGTTTGTAATAGTTGTCCGTTCAAGATCGCGTGTTTTGAATGGGCGGTACGACACGAAGCTCACGGATTCTGGGCTGGCACCACAGAGCGCCAGCGCAGAATCTATAGGAAAGATCACAACATTCCATTCCATTCACCGGAGGCAAACCTTGCTTGACTTACAAAGGGCGTGGAGAGGTACTCAGATGCGAGCTGAGCCTTTGCCTGATGTATGGCGAGCGCTATCCAATAAACAGATTAAGTTCCGCAGAGGTCAGGTCTGTATGGTTGCAGCGCAACCAAACGCTGGCAAGTCAATGTTCGCTCTCATCTACGCGATCAAGGCGAACGTACCGACTTTATTTTTCTCTGCGGATACCGACATCTCTACGGTAGCGATGCGAACAGCAGCGCACCTCACCGGCCATACACAACTGATGGTAGAGGAGAACCTGGCCTTGCAATCAGGTTTTTACAACCATCAGATAGATCGCGTATCCAATATAAAATGGGTCTTTGATCCGTCCCCTTCGATAGATGACATTGAGCTTGAGGTGAAGGCATACATAGAACTCTATGGTGTTGCACCTCAACTCATTGTCATTGATAACTTATCGAATGTGGTAGCAGAGACTGATAACGAATGGTCAGGACTTCGAGCGATTATGACGGAGTTCCACCATCTTGCTCGATTAACAGAAGCGTGTGTGTTGGTTCTCCATCACACGAGCGAACAGTCAGAGTATGGCAAATCCTTTCTTCCGTCACCCCGTCGAGCAATTCACGGGAAAATTTCGCAACTCCCGAGTCTGATTGTGACCCTAGGGTTCAATCCCACCCAGCACGAACTGACTGTGGCAGCAGTGAAGAATCGATTTGGTCCTCATTCAGCAGATGGCTCAGACTATGTGACACTATTTCCTAATTACTCAACCTGTCAGATCGGGGATACCGATGCCCAGGGAAGAGCTTACAGAAACGCGGCGATACAGGAGCAATACAGTGGACATTAAGATATATAACAACTTACATTTCATAGCAGGATGGACGTGGCATAGCTTTGGTGTTGGCTTTGGCATCACCAGGTATTCACTCTCCGTCGATCTTGGATTTCTTTTCTTTGGATTCGAGTGGTAGAAAATCTCGTCATCATCCCCACCAGGTCACGTCCTGCTAACGCAAGACGTGCTGTGGAGTCACTTCAGAAGAACAGTGCGATCTCAGATATCGTTCTTGGCCTAGATGAAGATGATGAGATAAACTATCCCAGGCTTGATGGAGTGATGTATGAGGTGTACGAACGCAAGATGATGGTTGCTACTTTGAATAAGATAGCGGTCAAGTATGCGGATAGGTACAACTTCATTACTTTTCTGGGTGACGATAACATTGTCCATACGGAGAAGTGGGATGTCATTCTCAGCAATACCTTGAAGATAGTAGGCGGTGGACTTACTTATGGAGATGATCAATTACAGGGCAGGAAGATACCTACCAGTGTAATGATGTCCAGTGAGATCATCCGTTGCCTGGGCTATATGGTTCCGCCAACATTCACTCATCTCTGGGCAGATAACTTCTGGAAGAAGCTGGGCGAACGATTAGGTCGGCTCTACTACAACCCAAAGGTTAACTGGGAACACCTACACTACGTCAATAACAAAGCGAAGAAGGATGCCTTATATGCCGAAGTTAATAGCGACGAGATGTATAAGAAGGATCGTGAAGCGTATTTACAGTACTGCATAGATCAACTGGATTCTGATATTGAAAAATTACAGAAGGAGTTGAAGTGGTAAACAAAAATGGTCGTAAAGGTTCTGCCTTTGAAACTGGGGTGATGAAATGGCTCCGTGATAGGGGAATTATTGCGGAGCGCCTCACCAAAGCTGGAGCCAAGGATGAAGGCGATCTTGTCGTCATCGTCGCAGGTCAGACCTATATTCTGGAGTTGAAGAACAGACAGAAGATAGACCTGCCTGCTTTCTGGGAAGAGGTAATGGTGGAGGCACAGAACTATGCCAAGGCCAGAGGGCTAGAGGCAGTGCCACCAGGATTCGTTGTAGTCAAGAGACGTAATCACGGAATAGAAAAGTCTTGGGTAGTCCAGGATTTGCAGTCGTGGTTGGAGGAACGTAAATGACCCACGAAGAATTGCTGGCTCTATTGCAAGGAGAAGCTAAATCAGCAGGTTTTAGAATGGATAGAAATGCTTGGCTTGTTCTTTGTGATGTAGTGGAATTGCATAGGCCAAGTTTAATACCAGACTGGGTTCCAACAGATAAAGAATTTATGTGTTGGTGCGCTCATATATACCCGTGTCCAACTATTCAGACTATTGAGAAGGAATTACTATGAAAATCAAAGGCAATATGACAGAGAACTTTACTATTGAAGCGGTAGGTCGAGCCTATGAACTTGACCTTATCTCGATGCCGGAGGCACGAGAAATGATTAGACGGATATGGGGAACAGATATCTTTTTACCGGAGGAGAAAAAGTAATGGAATTCAAACCAATGTCAAAAGATAAAAGCATACAGTTTGTTATAGACAATGCTGCTTACAGATGGCAGTTTGAGTTTCTGGAATCTAAATTAAAATCTTTACAGAACATCTTGGTTGATGCAGGGATTCTTGTGGAGATGAAAGAGATGACAGGGACAGTCTATGTTGTAGACGGTCAGCCCTATGTATTATCAGATAACTTTAAGTCTAAGGAGAAATAATGCCAACACCTAACGGAGATATCACCACATCTGCTATCTGGAATACACCAGAACCAGAGCCAGAGAAGAAGGATGAAGAGAAGAAGGAAGAGGAATGATCTGCGAATCTTGCCAGGTCGGAGCTGACTTCAATTCGCGCGGCAACTACGACAAGTCTGCCGAGCTACATAACTATTGCAAAGGAGATTGCTGTTGTCAGCACAGGACGGATTCCGGTTACGTCGCCAACGACGGCAAACCTCACATAAATCTAGTGCAATCTCCATAGTACCGATCGTCACCTACTATGGTGGTGAAGTGCGGGAGGGTAGGAACGTCTCAGTACGCTGCCTGCTGCACCCAGATAAACGCAGGAGTGCAGTTATCGATACGATCGAGAATCTGTACTTCTGCCACACCTGTTCTCAAGGCGGCAACGCCGTCAATATTGTTATGATCAAAGAGGGAGTGGAGTTCAAAGATGCTCACAGAATCGCAGTTGATATTGCAGAGAAGTCTGGCGTTGGAGTACACGGAAAGTCTCAGCGAGCAGGCGTTAAACTACCTCGACGGACGTGGGATATCTGAGAAGACCGCAGCGAACAAATGGCTTGGCACTGTTGCCAACAACAATCCTGGCCACGAGAACTATCAGGGGTGGTTGTCGATTCCGTATATCGTTGCCACTGGTGGGGTAGTTGGGTTCAAGTTCCGCAGGATCGATGAGGGGCTGCCCAAGTATGGCGCTCCGTTAGGGCAGAAAAGTCACCTCTATAACGTGACCGATATCAATAAGCAGTCGTCAGTAATAGCAATATGTGAGGGAGAGTTGGATGCGATCATTCTTTCAGAGGTATGTGATATTCCTGCTGTTGGTTGTCCTGGGGTATCGAGCTGGAAGAAGCACTACGGGAAACTTTTTCAAGGATTTGAAAAGGTCCTTATCGTGGGCGACAACGATAACAAGGAAGACGGATCGAATCCTGGCCAAGATTTCGCAAGGCGTGTCGCGCAAGAGATAGCACAATCTCAAGTAATATTATTACCAGAAGGTATGGATATAAACTCTTACTACTTAGCTGAAGGGGTCGATGCCGTTCGTGAGCGACTTGGAATCCAATGGAAAAAGAGCGCTTGATTCAGGACGTGATCTCTATGCTGAGTGGGTTAGGCTTTCAGGTGATCCAAGTCGATACGGAGCGTGGGATACTATTGATACAGTTGCCCCCAGTACGCCCTTAGCAGATCATCCAGCAGTTCTTGCTTACCGTAAAGGTGTCACTACGGAGGACTTGACTTCGTTCATCGAGTCCTTCGCTTCTCTCCGAGCAGGTCGAGTGCGCGGTGTTGGCGCGAAACAATACGCGCACTCTACCGGACAGAAGTTTGAGAAGTTCTCCTTCGAGGATACAGTGCGGGAACTGATCGAGGAGCTGGCAGATGCCAGCAATTACATAGATTTCCTGGCGATCAAGTTGCTATCGTTGATACCAGAATCCCAAGATACAGGTATCGATTGTGACTAGGAAAGACCTTCCGCCAGAGGTAGCGGAGCGAGTACCGGTCATCGCGTACTCTGTCTATCGCACCTATCGGAAGTATGTGGATAGGGATGAACTTATCCAGGAGGCGTGGATCTGGTGCCTCAAACGTCGAGATGATATCGAGAAGGCGCTCGCCGAACCTAACCCTGATATTCGTAAACACAATGAGAGCCGCTTATGGTGGCAGCTCAAACGTTCTTGTGAACGCTACGCCCGCAAAGAGAAGGCGATCAAGAGTGGTTACATTGTAGGAGATGAATACTTTTTCGAGATCAGTACGATCTCACAGATGCTTCCGCATATTATGGCCAATATCTTTGAGGGAGCTTTGCTAGAACAGGCTCAGCAGATAGTAGACGATGGCCTTCCTAAGCGCCCTAGCGCCCCTTCAGAGGGTCGAAACCTGCTGACTATGCTGGTGGATATCAAGAAGTGTTATGAACTCCTAGACGAGCAGGAGAGGGAGCTATTGAAGGCTCGCTATCACGACAACCTCACCTTAATACAGATGGCAGAGAAGTTTGAAACATCTAAGTCTTCAGTGGATCGCTGGTGTGAGAACGCTCTGCGTTCCTTACAGCGTTTACTGGGAGGGGATTCACCGTGGTCTTAGAAGAGGCAGAGTTATTCCAGCATCTCAAGAATAGTCAATGGCCAGATCTTGTCAAGTCTAATGGTACTTATGATACCTTTGACTGTATCTCACAGGAAGCGGGGATCTATGCCGAACTTAAATCTCGTCGAACGCACTATGACGATCTCCTCATTGAAAAGAAAAAATGGGATAACCTCATACTTCACTCTGACAATCTCCAGCTCCGGCCTTGGTACATCAACTCCACGCCACAAGGTATCTATGCGTTTGATCTTGGTGCCAGACCAGTACCAGAGTGGCACGAGCGAGCGATGCCCATCACTACAGACTTTGCTAACAAACAAAAAACCCTGAAAATTGTGGGGTTTTTACACATATCGGAGGGGATTAAGTTATGACTAAAGGGTTTACCTCTGGTATGCGCTCCTCTTTAGACGACACTTGGACTACACCTAAAGATTTCTTTGCTAGTGTCAATAAGGAATTTGATTTTGGTTTGGATGCGGCAGCTTTGAGTAACTCTACTTTGATTCCTTCTAATTGGTATGGACCAGACCATCCAGACCCTACGCGCAGGGATGCTTTAGTGCGTAATTGGACCAATGATGCTGGTGGCAAGACCATTTGGCTCAACCCTCCGTATGGTCGAGTGATTATTCAGTGGGTAAATAAGGCAAATCAAGAAGCGCAGCGGGGGGGGGGTAGTCGTGTGTCTTGTTCCTGCCCGTACTGATACTCATTGGTGGCATAGTTATTGTATTCACCACGAAATACGATTCCTTCGTGGTCGCTTGAAGTTTGGCGATGGAAAGAACTCTGCCCCGTTTCCCTCAGCTTTAGTGGTGATGAAGTAGTGCCGATCTATCCGTATAGGTGCGACTTCTGCGCCAAC